TATGCACAACATTGATTGTACTAAGACCCCAGAGAAGAAAATCTGTAAAGCACGCAAACGCTGGAGATGTTGATTTAGGAGTTTTGTTATGAGTGACAACATTTATCTTGGTAATCCTAATTTAAAAAAAGCAAATACCGCTCACGAATTTACAGAAGAGCAGGTCATTGAATTTATTAAATGTAAGGAAGACCCTGTTTATTTTGCAAGAAATTATATCAAGATTGTATCTCTGGATCACGGTCTTGTAAATTTTGATATGTATCCTTTTCAGGAAAAACTAATTCAAAATTTCCATGATAATAGATTTAATATATGTAAGATGCCTCGGCAGACTGGTAAGTCTACTACTTGTGTATCATATCTTCTACACTACGCTGTTTTTAACGACAATGTTAACATCGCAATCCTAGCAAACAAAGCATCAACTGCAAGAGATTTACTTCAAAGGTTACAACTTGCATATGAAAACTTGCCAAAATGGATGCAACAGGGTATCATATCTTGGAACAAGGGTTCTCTTGAATTAGAAAATGGGTCCAAGATTTCGTCTAACTCTACTTCTTCATCTGCTGTCAGAGGCGGATCCTATAATGTCATCTTTCTTGACGAGTTCGCGTTCATCCCGAATCACATTGCTGATGACTTCTTTGCCTCTGTTTATCCTACTATTTCTTCTGGACAGAGCACAAAGGTAATCATCGTATCCACGCCACGCGGTATGAATCATTTCTACCGTATGTGGCACGACTCAGAAAAAGGTAAAAACGAGTATGTTCCAACTGATGTTCATTGGTCCGAGGTTCCTGGAAGAGATCAAGTATGGAAAGAACAGACGATTGCAAACACATCAGAACAGCAATTCAAAGTCGAGTTCGAGTGTGAGTTTCTTGGTTCTGTCAATACCCTTATAAGTCCAGCAATTCTTAGAAATCTAATTTATGAAGAACCAATTCAAAAAAATGCAGGATTAGATGTCTACGAGAAAGTCCAAAAAGAACACAACTACCTTATTACTGTTGATGTTGCTCGTGGTTTGGGCAACGATTATTCTGCATTTATCGTCGTTGATATTACAGAGTTTCCCTATAAGATAGTTGCGAAGTATAGGAACAATGAAATTAAACCAATGTTGTTCCCAAATATTATCCAGCAAACGGCAAAGAATTATAATGATGCCTGGGTATTAGTAGAAGTTAATGATATTGGGGAGCAGGTAGCAAATATTCTTCATTATGATTTAGAATATGAAAATATGCTGATGGCAGCAATGAGGGGTCGTGCTGGTCAAGTTGTTGGTCACGGTTTCTCTGGTAAGAAATCTCAAATGGGAGTTAGAACAACTGCACAGGTAAAGAAACTTGGTTGTTCCAATTTAAAAACTCTAATTGAGGATATGAAATTACTCACACTTGATTATGATATCATTTCTGAGTTAACTACATTTGCCCAAAGACATAACTCATTTGAAGCAGAAGAGGGTTGTAATGATGACCTTGCAATGTGTCTTGTTATTTTTGCTTGGTTAGTAGCACAAGACTACTTCAAAGAGATGACGGATAATGATATCCGTAAGAGAATTTACGAAGAACAGAAAAATCAGATTGATCAAGATATGGCACCATTTGGATTCCTGGATGATGGAATCAATGATATTACAGGATCATTCACAGATAAAGATGGTGATCGTTGGCACGCTGATGAATATGGTGATCGTTCTTATATGTGGGACTATTATTAATGGACTTAGATGACCAGTTAAAGTTGGGTCATCTACTTCTCTATGAAAGAGAGTGTAGGACTTGTGGTGAGATTAAAAATTTAGTAGACGGATATTATAGAACAAGAAAAGACAGAGGTCCTGTTGCATCTTCGTATTCATATGAATGCAAAGAATGTACAAAGAAAAGAGTTAAAAAGAGCAATGCTAACTGGGAATATCCAGATTGGTAAATTTCACGGCTAGATTCCCCATTGAAAAGCGTCTTTTTAATAAATAATTTCAGATAATTCTGGCACCAAGGAGAACCGTAAGATGCCTCTAAATTTAGCATCTCCTGGAATTGTAGTAAGAGAAGTTGACTTAACTATTGGAAGAGTTGACCCAGTTTCTGGTTCGATTGGGGCGCTTGTTGCTCCTTTCGCCAAGGGACCTGTCGATCTTCCACAACTTATTGAAAACGAAGACGATCTCTTAGACACTTTCGGCAGACCATATTCTACCGACAAGCATTACGAACATTGGATGGTTGCATCATCCTATCTTGCTTATGGCGGTACACTAAGAGTTTCAAGAGCTAGTGACTTAGGTCTTAAGAATGGTTTCGTTGGCATCGCTGCCAGCGTTATGATCAAGAGCACTGAGCACTATGAGCAACTGGGTTATGATGAAAACCCAATCACAAATGTAACTGTTGCTGCAAGAAATCCAGGATCTTGGTCAAACGGAATTCGTGTTGCAATCGTTGACGGTAAAGCAGACCAAATTCTTTCTGGTGTCGGTACAGGAATCGGACCAACTTTATTCCAAGTTGGTATGGGTGTTTCTGTTAATGTACCTGCTGGTTTAACATTGCCTGGTGCAGGAACAACTTCCGTTCTTGATGGTTATTTCCAAGGATTGATCACTGAAGTTGGATCCGATAACAATTCGGTTTCAGTTAAGTTCCTTCAACACGTTTCTGCTGCAGGAACAAGAAAGAATGTTGACTATCAGCAAAACGGTGTTTATGCACTTCCACAGACTGGAGTAATTAGCGTATTCACAGACGCTAACGCATCTGTTGGATCTACTTCATACACTGGAGAAAAAGACTGGTTTGAAAATCAGAGCATTACTCTGAATACTGGATCTATTGAGTGGGATGCAATTGCAAATAAACCAGGAACTTCTGCTTTCGCAGAGGCAAGAGGTGGTAGATTTGATGAAGTTCACGTTGTTGTCATTGATGACAAGGGTGATATTACTGGAAACGCAGGTACGATTCTTGAGAAGCACCTGAACCTTTCCAAAGCAAAAGATGCTGAGTTCTCTGTAGGATCTCCTTCTTATTGGAGAAAGTATCTCTATACTAACTCTGAGTATATCTTTGGTGGTTCTGCACCAGTTGGAGTTACAACTATTGCACATAGTGATAATGGTGCTCATACTTATGAACTGGATAATGATACCGGTTGGGATCAGAAAGCAGAGAACGTAAACTTTGGCGGTTCTGGTGTAGTCAATGTAGTTCTTGCTGGTGGTTTAAATTACGGTGGTAAGGCAAACACAAATACTGATGGTGCTCTTAACTCTGGTTTAGATGACATTATCACTGGACTCACTGCTTTTGAGAATACTGAAGAATATGAAGTAGACTTCATTCTGATGGGTTCTGCAAACTATCCTAAAGAACAGGCACAAGCACTTGCCAATAAGTGTATTGCAGTTGCAGAAGCAAGAAAGGATGCTGTTGCATTCGTTTCACCTTATCGCCAGGCGTTCTTGAGTGATAATACAGTTGGAACTGTAACTGTCAATAACATTGACACTATTACAGATAATGTAGTAGGTTTCTACTCCCCCGTCACTTCAACAACATACGGTGTGCTTGATAGTGGTTACAAGTATATGTACGACCGCTTCAACGATACTTTCCGTTATGTACCTTTGAATGGTGATGTTGCTGGTACTTGTGCCAGAACTGATATTGAGCAGTTCCCTTGGTTCTCACCTGCTGGAACTTCAAGAGGTGCAATCCTCAATGCAGTTAAACTTGCATATAATCCTGGTAGAAAGCAGAGAGACATTCTGTATACCAACAGAATTAACCCAGTTATCTTCTCACCTGGTGCAGGAATCATCCTCTTCGGTGATAAGACTGGATTTGGTAAGTCATCTGCATTTGATCGTATCAACGTTCGTAGATTGTTTATCTTCCTGGAAGATGCAATTTCTGCTGCCGCTAAGGACTTCCTCTTTGAATTCAACGATGAAATCACGAGAACTAATTTCGTGAACATTGTTGAACCATTCCTCCGCGACGTTCAGTCTAAGAGAGGTATTCAAGATTATGTTGTTATCTGTGATGAAACAAACAACACTGCTGCCGTTATTGACAACAATGAGTTTGTTGCAGATATCTTTATCAAACCCGCAAGATCGATTAACTTCATCGGTCTGACCTTCATTGCCACCAGAACTGGTGTTGCTTTTGAAGAAGTAATCGGCTCCGTTTAATTCAATTAGAGGTTAACTCAAATGCCATCTAGAAATCAGATTAATCCACCCCCACTAAGAAAG